TAGCGAGCCGACAGCGAGTCGTACAGGTTGTCTTCCATCGCCTCTTCGGTGAGGGAGAAGCCCATAGCGATCGTCTCGTGGTTGTACCGAGCGGTCCACGCCTCTTGCGCGTTGTCGTAAGCAATGGCAGCGCCCTCGCTCTTGACCGGCGCAGCCGAGAAGCCCGACAGCTTGGTTTCCTCTTCGAAGGAACGCTCAGAGGTCTCGGTTTCGTAGATCTCTTTGTGCTCTTCGGGGTAACGCTTGTACTCCAGACCAAACAGGGCATTAAGTCCCGGGAGGAGTTCTTTCAGTAGTTGTGCGCGTGAAATAGCCATTTTCTAGAACTCCTTAGAGGATGATACTGCCGGTCGAACCGGGCCAGTAATACTCGTGACCGCCGCCCCAATCCTGACCGGATTCGCCGTTATACAGATAGCCCGGCATATTCCACTTGACGATCAGCTCCACAAAGCCCGCCGCAGTTGCAGTCTCAGGAACCACATCGACAACGCGAACCGGCATAACATTTTGCTGGACGATATACAGCGGGTTGTATACATCTGTCACGCCGTACGCGCTATTACCCGTGTTAGTGTCGCCGGGGTTGACAGCAACCAGAAGATTGCGTCCAACATAGTACGGATTAGCATACGCCGGAGTCGTACCATTAGCGGTGAACGGATCGTCGTAGTACGTCGGCACATTGTTCACAAATACAACCTTGAACAACGCATCGGGGTCGTCCACCACATAAGCTTGGATGTCATTCGCAGCCGTACCAGCGGGGTAGTACTGCGAGAACGTCTTTTGCTTCGTCACAGGGTTGGTGTACGAACAACCCATGAAAACGCCGATGGTGTAGGGCAGATTGTTAGTCGTTCCCATCATCATGCTACTGGAACCAGACCAAGACCGATCCTGCACAACCACAGTGCCATCAATAGGCAACAAGCTGCTGCTGTCGCGGAGGATCTTGACGGGATCGCCGTAGAAAATACTGGTGTTATACCCGCTGGCGATCTTGAACATGCGGGTGCTACCAGCGTACGGCTGACCACCAATTAGATTGATGGGCCGAAAACCGTACGGTTTTGAAACCGTGGGATAGGTCATTTCAGACTCCTAAATTGAATTAAGCGCCTTTGCCAAAGCTGGTCGTGGACTTGCGCTCCTTGAAGAGCGGCATCCTCGGGTCACTCTGGCGCATAAGCGTGTTATCTACCGCTTCTGCTTGCCGATCCGCCTGCTGCTGATAGTACGCATTACGCTGTGCGACCAGCTCAGCCGGAGTCTTGCAAAGCAGCAAACCGCCAATTTCGATATGGTCCTTAAAGCGACCATTTGGGTCGGCCAACAGCTTGAATTTGGGCTGCTCTTCGAGCGGCACCGCTTCCCAACCTTCCCGGAACTTACCGGAAATGTTACGAGGGTCAGCCACACTCAAAGTAGAAACACGAATCCAGCGATACACAAATCCCGGCATTTTGTCTGGCTCGGGGAGCATCTCGGGCTGTTGCCACTGTTTAACGCGAGCTTTAGATTCCCGCGTTTCGATGTCACGGGGGGTACGATTTTCAGCCATTTTGGGACTCCAGTTTCATAACTTCCCGTGCATATTGTTCCGGCGTAAGACCAAACTTCTTGGCAAGGTTAATCTGGCTTGTCTTGAGCTTAACCTTATTAGAAGCCGTACTCCTTGTTGCCGGAGCTACCACAGTCGTTGCCCTCGATTTTTGAGCGGGGCGTTGATCGTCTTCCTCAAAAACTTCTGGGAAGCGCTTCCGAAGTGTTTTGTCCAACTCGGAATAGTATTCATCAGACCCAACCGCGACGCCTGAATCCTCTAACTCTTGGTGGAGTCCGAGAGCATAGGCGGTCATCCCTCTATTCGTCCCAAACCAAGTATTGCGCTTTTGCCACGCTACCAACCGGTCATCAGGACGAGGAGCAGACGGCTGTGCCGTTTGTTGCGTTTGTACAGGAGTTTCTTCTTCCTGTAAAGGGGCGAGCTTAAAGTTTTTCGCCTGCATCATACTGAGGTTGGCAAGCTGCAGCGCCTGCTGTGCCTCAACAATCTTATCGGCGTCAAACTCTTCGTGCGCCTGCCGCAAAGCCTTTTTCGCCGCTTCCAGCTCCATCTCGGCAGCTTTCTGGGCGGTCGCTACATACTCTTTTTCACCGGTCGCAAGAAGACTTCGGATCTTCTTGTTCTCTTCAAAGAGCCGCTGTGCCAGCGTTACGGCTTCCTGTTGCTCTCGTAACGCGGCTTCCTTTTCCCGACGTTCATCATGCCAAACCTTCCGCATCTGCTTGAGTTTGGTTTTGATTTTCTCGTCGTAGTCTTCAAGCTCGTCTTTCTCAAGCTCTTCGACTAGGGGTTTGGGAAGCGGCGTACGACCACGATCTTCCTCGGGCGTGTCATCTTCAACTTCAATGACCAAAGAATCTGCCGCTTTGGCGTCTTTCTTGTCTTCGACTTCGTCCGGGAACTTAAAGTCTTCTTGTTCAAACTGAGGCATCTTGTCTTCCTCTACTTGCGTTTAATACCGCGTGGATCGAGCACCACGCCTTCAACCGAGTCATCGTTGATGAGCCGGAACTCTCGTCCGTGAATGACCAACCGGGAGCCTGCATACGGGCGAACCAGTACAAAGTCTCCTTTCTTGCACCACGGTCCGGACGGAAATCGAGCTGGATCTTTGTAGCAATCCGGCCCCATCTCGACGACAAACAGCACCGTCGTCAGCGTTTCTTCCATTCGTACCGTATCGTCGGCCTTAATCAGACCGCTCTCATACTCTTTCTCCACTTCGGGGATAGCGCACAGAATGCGATAACCCGACGGGGTTGGGAGTTGCCGAGCCTTCTCTTCCGCAGCTTCTTTCTGACTGCTGGGGTTTGTAGCCAGCAAAATTTCACTCATCCGAATACTCCACTTTTTGTTGAAGGTCTGTGATGTAACCACGCGCAAGGAGCAGACCTCGAATCTCCCCACACAACCGTTTGTATTCCTCGAAGCTTGAAGCTTTACCCTCTGACAGGTGTTCTTTAAGCTGTGCGACCTTTTCGTCGGTCTGTTCGAGCAATATCTCAAAAACGTCCATACGTGTCCTTTACGCCTCTTTTTTGCTGGGTTGCCGTTGTTTATCCAGATGCTTGAGCACGTCGACACTGAGTTTCGACATTAGCTGTTGCCGGTCGTTTGTAGCGGACGTAGCAGCTTTGGCAGCGTCAATCTGCAGTTTCTTGTCGTCCAACTGCATTTGCGCCATGATCCGCTCCCGCTCAATCTGCATCTGTGCAGCTTTAAGCTGGGCGTCCACTTGATCTTTAGCAGCCTTGCGCTGCTGATCCTGTGCTTTGATCTGCAGTTCCTGCATTTGCATCTGTACCAGCGGATCCTGCGCTTGTTGCTGAGCCTGCTGTTGTTGAACCTCGGCTTGGTTCTGTTGCAGCAGTCGCTGTGCAGCCTGCGCCAACATCGGGGCCAACTGGGCCTCGACACGCGGATCCATATTCACATCCTCGCCCGCTTCATCTTTCTGCGGGGGCAGCGCTTGGCCCAACTGCTGCTCAATCTGTTTGCGATACTCGAAGCCCAGATGCTCATTGATGTGCGCCATCATCGCCGCCTGAAGCTGCGGAGCCATCGGATTGTTCTGCAACAACTGGAGAATCTTCGGATCCTGCATGGCCGACATGTGGACCATGATGTGCGCCTGATGGTCTTGGTACATGAACGCCTTGACCGGCTTCATCATCAGGACATTCTGGTTCTCCGTGACCGGATCAGTCGGCTTCTGGTCCTCATCCATTGGCACCAGCTTTTCCGCATTCTTGATTCCCAGTACGTCCAGCATCTGTCTGTGCAGCAGCGGCATGTTGTAGAGCTGCGGTGAAGCCTGCGCAAGCTGAAAGACTGCTTGATACTGCACAATCTTCTGCGCCATCGTGCTGGCGTTGGGATCAGACACCGGGATCACATCGATGTCATCGTAGTCCGACTTTTTCGCCCGTCGGCTCCCCACATCCGGCTCGTAGCTGTAGTCCTCGGGGGTATAGGCCGCGATGATGTGCTTGAGAAGCTTAAGCTCCTGCTTCATCGAGTAATGGATGCGGGCCTGAACGGCGGACATCGTCTTGAGCGTACGCTCAAGAATAGCCAGCGTGGTTCCCACGGGAGCCTGCGAGGACATATCACTGATCTGGAGGTCCGCCGTATTTGCAAACCTGCGACCTTCCTCAATGATTTTGTCCATCAGCCCGGCCAGAACTTGGCTCGGCTCTTTATATGGAAGCGGAAGAAGGTTGTCTCGGATGGCCCCGCTAGGCACATCAACGTCCCGCCACTCCCCCGGGGAGATCGGCGTATCGTCGCCTTTGACGCGCATGCCTTTGCTTTTGAAGCCGCCGGGAAGGTTGCTCAACGTACCGGCATCGACAAGCTGCCGCAGGATAGACGTACCGCTCTTGGCGTATGCACCGATCAGGTGGATCAAACCGAAGCAGTAGAAGCCAAAGCCGGGGATGTACCCGTAATGCACGATGTGCTGACGTTTGGCGTAGGTCCGGTCGTTTTCTTCCCAGTTCCGACGCACAGCCAAGACGGTCTGCGTGCTCTTCTCAAGGGTGACGATGTACGGCAGTTTGATGCCGTCTTCGTTCTCATGCCCGGGTAGATCCAGATCCACCTGCATCTCGAGGAGCTTGAACCGGTCGTCTGCTGTGGCCCGAAAGCCCATTTTCTCGGCAATCTTCTTCTCGACTTCATCAAGCGTATTGACCGGCTCACCCAGATCCACGTCTCGATAGAACCCAGCTACCTGCAAGCGGCGCAGCTCATTCTCGGTCTTACGCATGACGTGAGTCACACGCGGTGAAGTCTCGATGTTTGATGCCCCGTACGGCACCACAATGTCTTCTGCCGGGATGAAGATCGATACTTGCCGCTCCATTTGGGGGTCGTAGTAGACCTTCTTGAACGCATTCCCCGCCAACCCCAGACCCCACAGCATGCGCTCATGCTCAGGCCGGTACTCGACCATCTTCTCCATAAGCTGGTAGTTCATGTCCTCTTGGACACGTTCTGCGGATTCTTTCTTAGCTGGCGTCTCTTTGCCAATAATCTTGGTCTTCACCGGCCCATTCGCCGGGAACGTACTCATCATGGTCTCGGACTGGAACTTCACCAGCGCCTCAGACAGCATCGGGTGATACACCCCACACGCCCCCGGCCACGGCTCCATCCGCTCCTCGATCTTCATCCCAAGAAGCTCAAGCCCGTCGACATAGGTCTGCATCCAGTCTTTACGCGACGAGATGTCATCGTCAAAGTCGCCAAGCAATTCGGATGCCAGCAGTTGCAGGTCACCGTCGGACAGGTACTCCGCCAAGTTGGCGTTGAAGTCTTCTGCCGTCTCTTTCTCCGGAGTGAGCATGAT